GTTGACTTCAGAGTCTCCAGTTGGCATAGTTGCAGTTGCCCATGATGCATAAGCAGTGGTAACATCTGCCGAATATTTAAAGCTACCATTTAGGCCAATTACCCAGAAGCCATTGACGTATCCAAAGAAGTTTGCAGATACGCCAGTTGAGATAGATGACCATACGCCATCTGCTCCAGTAGTCGAGTAGTAGATCTTTGAATCACCATTTGAGTAATATGCAACCTGAGTGGCGCTTGCATCAATTCCCATGTACTGCGATCCACCAGTTACAGCATTGTTAGTCCAGCTGACACCATCGCTTGAAGTGTGGACTGCGAAACCTGATCCACCATTATTAAGCATGAAGTACTTCGAGTTGAAGTAGGTTGCATTCTTATCACGAACATAGTAGTTGTACTGAACATTTGTTGCACTTGGAAGAGTATATGACGTTGCAAATCCAGCAATTCCAGATTGTGCAGTATCACCAGCTACGCCAGTATCATATGTTCCAACGCCAGTTCTAGTTGCCTTGAGCGTAAATGCAGTAGTGTCTCCACTAGATGCTCCAACTACAATTGGATACACCGTTCCAGCAGCAACTGGAACAGCTGCACTAACATATCCACCTGGACCACTTGCTCCACCACCAGAGATAATGGTTGCCTTGACCTGAGTTACACCAGTTGGACATGTCCAGTTCTGCGAGCCAGTGATTAGTAGCGAGTATGGCTGACCGATCTTTCCATTTGCAAGTGGAAATGTGGTAGAACTCATTATGCAATCTCCGATCCGAATAGCACAAAGTCAGCACCATTGCCACCAACGCGGATTACATCACCAGCGTTAAGCGTCCAGCCCTCAGTGACTCCAATTCTGGTTCCAGCTGCCAATGATGCGTTTGGTAGTAGGTAAAAGAATTGCCCAGATCCACCAATCTGCACCTGTACATTGATTGTAATTGCACTTCCAGTATTGTTGCAGGCGGAAATTGATGAAACTACAGCACTCTTACCTGCGCCAACTGTATAGAGGACGGTAGGTGTTGAACCACCAGTTACCGCTCCAAGGATCTTGTAAGTGTTTGCCATTGGTTATGCTCCCATTAGTAGGAATGGGTGAAATGATTCACCTGATACAGTTTTATTTTTCCAGAGGCCGGTAGAGGCTTCATAGGTGAGCGCTTGGCCATCTGTGGGCGAAGTAATCACAACATCATCAGCATCATCTAATCCAGCACCATGCTGAACATCTACATAGATAACACCAACGGTACTGCTCTTAGTGACAACATAGCCGACTCGCACAACGTGCATTCCGGCAGTGGGCGGTACGTTTGTCAATGCTCCAGCAGTGGTGCCAGAGAGGTATAGTGAGTCACCTTCATTCCAAGCGTTTGTATTCAGGTCGTGAATAAGTCCACGAGTAGTAACAAACCCTTGGTTCGTATTGAGGATTGTTTCAGTAACAACGCCGACTGTAGCCCGCGACGTAGTTAGAGAATCAGCCTTAGCTAGCTTGACGTTTAGCTTCTGGCCATTCGAGCCAGAAACGTAAACAACCTGACCATCCGAGATGGTAGCGTTCTGTGCGTTTCGGGCATAAATGTTTTCTTCTTGACCGACCTGTAGAGTGACATTGTTGCCAGCAAGCCGAATCTGGAGTGTGCCAGAGTCTCCATCCCAGCCAATCTGTCCGGCTGCTGATAGTGATGTTTCTGGTGTAGTGTCAAAGCCGATCAGGTCAGCATCCAGAATATCTCCACCGCCATAAGGCAGTGAGTTCCACGCCGTCGATCCATTACCAAACTTAAACTTTCTAGTATCCGACTCGATGCCAATCTCTCCAGCGGCAAGGGTTGGATTTACAGAAGTCCAGTTAGCTGCGGTGTCGCGGCGTAATTGAATTCTAGTTTGAACTGGCATTACGCCGTTCCTCCATTAATAAATGTGACATAAGTTGGGTCGAATGTCAAAGTCGATGTAGTACTATTATACACGATAGGGGCTGTTGCGTTCAGGTTGTCTAGCGACCCTGGTGGACCTTGCTCACCCTGCGGTCCTTGAGGGCCTGTAGCACCAGTTGCGCCGTGAATAGCTAGAGGATACCAGTGGGTCGATACTTCTGTTGGCTCTTCGCCAACAGTTGGATCGCCGGAAGCAAACCAAGAACTGCCATTATAGTAGACGGCATCGTTGTTAACATAGTCAACCGTATTCGACCATGTGCCATGCCAAGTAATGCCTGTAGCTCCCGTAGGGCCAACAGGTCCAGTATCGCCAGTATCGCCTTTTTCGCCTTGAATGCCCTGGATTCCTTGAATACCTTGGATTCCTTGAGGACCAGTTGCGCCTGTTGCGCCAGTTGCGCCGGTGTCGCCCTTCGGACCAATCAGGTAATATGTTCCACTAGCGTCAGGGACTGGGGTTAACGAAGTTAAATCTACCGTAGCTGAAGATGGCAGGCTGAAACTATATGGGTCGATATTTACTGGAACATCGGATTGGTCTGTTAGGCGGAAGCTAACTTCCCAGGTCCAGTTGATTGGATTCGCTTGTGGATCATCAGTAGCCAATAGTCGAATGCCGCGAGTCGTTCCGTATCCACACAGGTAGCCATCGGTATCAAGGATTGCTTCAACTGTTGTCGGAACAATGGTTACTGGGTCTGGGATAGCTGTAACATCAAGAAGATATGCTGGGGATGGCGTAAAAAATACGCTACCTTTTGCAGCCTGACCATCAGGGTACAGATCGCCATCTACACTATCTGCGTAGGCTAGCAGAAATCGACCAACTACTGTTCCATAGCTGAGATTTGATGGAAGATCAATGATCGGCATTATTATCCTATACCAATGTTAGGTCGACGGTTTCTCCGCCTGACAGGGTTAGCATCTTATTTTCTAGCCCAATTAGTGCAGTTCCACTCTGATCTGCGAGATTAAACTTGACAGTCCAATACCAGTTGTTTGGCGTAATATCCGGATCTGTTGTTGAGATGAGTCGCACACCACGCGAACCTTGTGGGCCGTAAAGGTACCCTTCGCCATCCAGTGTGCACTCTACGGTTGCTGGCATAATTGTTACCGGCGCTGGGGAAGCTGTAGTGTTACGGACAGCGTTAACTGACGGCACAAAGAAAATGCTGCCTGTTGCTGCAACTCCATCTGGTTCGTTGCCTACATCTGCACTGTCTGCATATGCAAGTAGGAAGCGGCCAATGACTGTGCCATAGCCTAGGTTTGTTGGAAGATCAGTAGTCATTATGCTGTACCGCCATTGATGATAAGTAGATTATAGTTAAGCGAGATCGTCTGTGTGCCAGAATTGTATTCAACCGGTGATGTAGCGTAGGCTACACCGCTGGGGCCTTGCGCTCCTGTTGCTCCAGTGTCGCCCTTAGCCCCAGTTAATCCTTGAATACCCTGAGGGCCTTGAGATCCAGTATCACCTTTAACGCCCTGTACGCCCTGAGGACCGGTTAAGCCAGTATCTCCCTTAGCTCCGGCCGGGCCCTGGATTCCAGTGTCACCTTGAGGTCCCTGAGGGCCAGTAGCGCCATCTAATCCTGCTGGACCTTGCTGCCCAATGAGGCTATTAAGCCATTCAAGCTCTGTGCCGTTAAATCCATTGAGCTGAGCAACCTGATACGCAGACAAACCTGTATATCCTTGTGCCCCAGTATCGCCCTTCGGGCCAGTATTTCCCTGAGGGCCAGCAGGCCCCATCTGGCCAGCATCGCCCTTTAAACCCTGTTCACCCTGAATACCTTGAGCACCAGTCGAGCCAGTATCACCTTTAACGCCCTGAATACCCTGAATACCCTGAGCTCCAGCATCTCCAGTATCACCCTTAGGACCCTGAATGCCTTGAATACCCTGTGGACCAGCCTCACCCTGCGGCCCCTGATCTCCTTGAATACCCTGAATACCCTGCTCACCTTGCGGGCCAATAGGGCCAACATCGCCCTGAATGCCTTGCGGTCCCTGAACACCCTGATCGCCCTGAATACCCTGCGCACCCTGTGGACCAATTGGGCCCTGCTCACCTGGCACACCCTGAGGACCTTGAGGCCCGGGAACGCCATCACCACCAGGAGCCCCAGCACCATCGATAACAACAGTGCCCTTGCGCCCACCAGAACGCTTATCAAGCTTCTTGATTTCAGATTCGACAGTATCCGCCCAGTCCTGTGACTGAGGCGGTAAATTACTGCTTGGAAAGATAATCATATAAAAACATTATACCTTAAATGAAAAACCAGGCCAGGAGAATACTCAACTGGCCTGGTTTGTGCACACACAGCGCGAAGGAGGGGACGCGCAATAAAAGTATAGCATAAAAGAAAACCCCCACCGAAGTGGAGGTTCTCTTTTGCAACGGAGCTATTAAGCGCCAGCACCAGTCGAAGCAATGGTACCAGTTGGCATTAGGAAGCCACCAGTAGCAATGTGACGAATACGCATCTCGAAGTCGTCATTGTCGAACGAACCTTCGCGCACAGGAACAGCGCCGCCACCGAGGTAGAGACCGCCGTTAGCCTTAACACGGAGCTCAGGAGCCTCGTGGCCGCGGAGGAAGCCGAGAACAACGCCAGGGTTGATGGTGTCAGCCGGGACTGGAAGCAAGAACCAGAACTTGTCTGCGTTCGAGTTGTTGTAGATCTTCTTGATCCAAGGGTTTACAACGATCTGGATGTTTGCAGCAATAGGGTTGCCTGCAACAGTCGAAGTGACCTTGTTACCCGAAGTGGTCTCGGTGCGAACCTGCTGGATGGCAAGGATCTTCTTTGCAGTCAGCTCAAGAGCTGCTGGAACAACGAGAACGAAGCGGCTGTAAGGAGTTACCTGGCGACCGTTGTAGGTCGAAAGGTTGATAGCCTCAATAGCTGCCTCAAGCGACTCAAGCGACAGAACAGGGTTGCCCGAAAGCAGGTTCTGGTTGCCCGACTTGAAGTTAGCGGTGTTCAGGCCCGACGAAGTGACGAGCTGCTTAGTAACTTCCTCGTCTTCCTTGCCTGCAGCCTTGCGAGCAAGCTCCATAGGCAGACGCTCAAGGAGCGAAATCTGACCATCGTTGATGATCGACTCCCACGAGAAACGGATACGCGAACCGGCCTTCTTAACGGCAAACTCGGCCTCCGAGAACGAGAACCAACCAGCAGTTGGGTATTCATCGTACTCGCCAACAGTAGGCAGTGAACCTGGACGGAACTTGTCGCCTGCATTGTCAAGACCCTCATCTTCGTAAGCGAGGTTCATGTAGTTGACTGGACGGAAGTCGTCAACAACAAGGCGGGTAGCGAAAGTGTCCCAGACCTTTGGCTGCTCAGCATAGTTCTGGAGCATGATCTTGTTTACGGTTGGAGCAAGCTGAACAGGAAGGTCCGAAGTCGAAATGCCTTCGCGGAGCTTCATCTGGTCGGCCTTGTCGCCGCGCAGTGCGCCCTCAAGAAGCTTAGCTGCCTCAAGCTGACGTGATGTAATATTTTCAGTCATTTTCTAACCTCTTAGTTCTGCTGCAGACGGACTACAACGTAGCCAGTGCCAGCCTTGATAGCGTGACCGATCAACTTGTTGCTAGTTGCGGTCGAAGTTACAACGCCACCGCTTGTAACATAAACCTTAGTGCCAGCAGTGATAGTGTCAGCGGTTTCGAACTTAAATGCGCCAGTCAGCTTAAGGGTAGCGTAGAAGTTGCCATCCTCGCCTGCCTTAGCGTCGTGCTCTGCAACACCAACAACCTGACCAACCTGAACCAAGTCACCCGAAACGACGGTGCTTGCAACAGGGAAAACAAGGCTGTTAGCTACAGCATAGATCTCATTAAGAGCCATGATATACCTTTCCTCTTACTTCTTGCCCAGGATACGCGACATTACAGCGTCGAAGTCGTCCTGTGCAGTAGTGGCCTTACCGGCCTCGTGAACTACGCCAACAACCTCGGCTGCAGCAGGGGCAATGCTCTCACGAAGCGATGCGGCATAAGCCTTCTCTGCTTCAAGCAGCTCCTCAACAGTCTTAGTGTTAGTCTCTGATTTTAGGGCCTCTGCAACGCGAGCAATCGCAATCTTAGGCAGACCCGACTCGTTGAAAGCCTCTGCAACCTCAACAGGGTCAAGAGCTGGAACAGCCTCTTCCTCAGTCTCAGTTTCCTCCTCAGCAGGAGCCGCAGCCTCAACGAGAGCTGTGATCGACTCACGCAAAGGAGCGAGTGTCTCAACAAGGGTTGTCTTAAGGTCAGCTACAGCTGCCTCAAACTCTTCCTTGGTAATTGACATTTCATTTCCTTCCATGAAAGACTCAGAAAGCAACGCCTCTGAACCATTAATTTTGTAGCTCTCAAGGAGGCTAACAAATTTGCCACCAGCTCCTGCCACAGTAACAACGTCAACACTAGTAAGCGGATCAGCTACTAGCGACTCGACGATATTTCCATTACGACCCTCAGCCTCACCCAAAGTGGTAGTACCAAGTGCACTAATAGACAAACCAACATCGCCCCACATCTCGCGAATAATCGGAGCATAGTGCGAATAAAATTCTACATCAGCAAACAAACCATCCTGATCAAAAACAGCATCAGAAACAAGCTTGCCAGCCAACTGGTGAACGTCACGCTCAGGACGGTCAGAAGCTTCAGACATCGAAGGGTGGTTCATGAAAACCTTTGTACCCGACTTAAAAACCTCAGGACCATAAGTAGCCAGCATGTTCGCGCCATAATAACCCGACGAACCCCAACCAGCTTCAATAACCTTTACACGCCAACGATTACCAGAAACCTTCGGGGCTTCAAAGCCCAAACTTTCAGTAAGCGTAACAGCCATAAAAAACTCCAGTGAAATAAAAACCTATAAGTAATAATACCATAGATGGTTATTGCATGTTTTTCAGATCATTCGAATTATCTTGCATCGAACCTACGCCACCCGAATTGCCCTGCGATGGCACAGCAGAGCCGCTAGGCTTTGTATTCGACTGTGCAGTGCCAGTAGTACCAGCATTAACATCAGGAGTGTCTGCACGCAAAGCAACAACATCCAGCTCATCCAGCACAGCAATACGGAACTCATCATCCCACAAAGCACCAGCCTCATGTGCGAGAGCCAACGACTGCAGCTGGCGGAAGCTTGACTCTGACTCCATCTTTGGCCACTTCACTTCGGCGCGCTTATCGCCAAAAAATACGAGCACACGCTTCAGAAAATCCTCCCACATACGCTGACGAGCCTGCATAGCCTTAGTTGTAGGCACATCGAGAGTCTGAGCAACACCATACGCGCCAGAAGTGCCAGGGTCAGAAAGCAGAGCAACAACAGAAACTTCCAAAGCAGAAGCAACCATAGCAGCCAAAGGCTTCCCAAAGCTCAAATCCGAACCAGCACCAGCACGAGGCATAGCCGACAGATCCATGTCAGCACCCAAAATAGCCGTAGAACCAGCTGAAGAAGGCGTAGCAATAGTAGCTGCAGCAGCCTGTGCGCCAGACTTTGACTTAGCCTGCAACTTCCAAGCAAACATAGACAGCGACTTCAAAATACGCGATCCATCCTTCAAATACTCATTGTATGCGTGCGCCCAAGGGAAAGCAGTCAACGCGTCAGGAACACCCCACACAGTGCCAGCACGGCGGTTAACCATAAATGGAAACATTGTTTTACCGCCAGAAACAGGCTGATTCTGGATGCTGCGAGGAAGCGGGCCAGTAAAAGTATCAACCGGATACCATTCATTCATAGGCGTACGCTGGCCATTAGCTTCCATACGAGACCACGAACGGCGAACAAAACGCAAAACCTCAGCATTATCAGGATCAGTCACCCAACCAGTGATCTCCTTGAACGGAATACGCTGCAGCAACTTCGATGAATTATCAGCCAAAATGAAAAACTGTCCCGAACAAAAGTTCGAACGCTCATTGATAGAAAAAGCCTCAATGCTAAACAAAGCAGCCTGATTCTGCGAATTATTGATCAACGAACGTACACGCTCAGACGAAATGTTCTGAAACTCAACCCCACGACCAAAAACATATGAAGAACGCAGACCCAAACCACGCTTCAACAGCGGATTACCATCAGTCTTCTCAAACAAACGATCCGACAAAGCATGCAAGGTCTCAAGAGAAAAAGCATCAAGCTCCCCACCCTCAAGACCCAAAAGAGACCAACCCTGGTCCTCAATCGACAACAAAACATCAGCCATACGCGAATACGATTCACGCAAAGCATCAGAATCAGACACAAAATCATCCAAATTAGCCATAAAAACTCCTAAAAACGTCTAAAACTAGTTTACCATGACCAATCAGCCAGAAAAACAGACCGATCCACAAACTCACTAGCATCAGCTAACATGACATCACCATGCTTAGCATCACCCCAAGGCGAACCAGTCAACTTAGACATATCCAACGCAGCATACATAGCCGAATCCAAACGGTCAGGAGACTTCATGCCACGCTTACGCATATCATCCTTCGACTCAATCTGAATCGAACCCTTAGGCGAAAACTTATATTTAATCGACATAAGCTCATCCAAAAGCTCCTTATCAGCCAAATCAATATCAACCTGACCAGACAACATCAACTCACGCAAATTATCATACCCAGCAGCACGCGCATTCAACCAACGCGTATTATCCGGCGAAGCCGCGGCACCAATAACCGAAATAACAACATACTTACCATCAGCCATCGAAGCCAACATATCAACAATCGGCGCACCCAAACCAGTACCATCCACGCGAACCTCAGACACGCCCAACTGAATAGCCAACTCATGCACACGGTTAGCAGACTCAACCGCATTCGCCTTCGACCAAGTAGCCACATGCCTCAACAAGCCGCCACGCATCGAATAAACAACCGAATCATCCTCACCAAAACGCGCCACATCCACGCCCAAAACAACCGGTACAGCAAGATCCTCAACAACCTCGCAATCAACAGCCTTATCAATAGCCTGCTGACTAAAAAACGTCGTATCATCCTCTTCAGGAAACTCCGCCAAAATCTTCGACTTATAACGAGCCGAATCCTCACCCCACGCAACCTTCTGACGTTCAACCCACGAAGGCTGAATCAAAAGAGGCTTCAACTCCTCTGGAATACGCTCCCCAGTAAAATTCGGCGTATCAAACGCAGAAACCGTAATCTTATTCCACGTATCATCCTCACGAAAAATACGGTGAAACTCCGTACCACGACGGTCCGGATTACCAATCGCCAAAACACGTGAATCAGCCGTAGTCGTAACAGCTTCAGCCGCCGTATACAAATCCTGAGGAATGCCACCAGCCTCATCCAAAACCACCATCACATAACGACGGTGAATACCCTGAAACGCAGAAACAATATCAGTATCAGCAGGACGACGGCCAAACCCAACCAAGGTACCAAACTCATCATCCAGCTTCCACTCCTCAGACTGATTAATATGTCCAGGAAGCGACAAACCACGCAAAGCCGCAGCCTTATGATTATCCTTCAACTCACGAAACAACACACGCGCAATCTGAGGATAAGTCGGAGCCGAAGCAATCAATGCAACCTCATACGGATCATGCACAGACACCCACCAAGCACCAGCCATACCCGCAATAGCCGACTTGCCCATACCATTACAAGACACTACAGCCGTATGCGTATTATCAACCAAAGATTCCAAAATCTCACTCTGCTTAGACCAAACATGCTTCCCCAACACATCAGAAACCCAAGCAACCGGATCCTTCAAATACAACGAATTACGAGAACGCCGCTGCAAATCAGCAACAACCCCATCAATAACCGAATCAAACATCCGAGACAACAATAACCTCCTTCGCCCTCACAAGACCCTCAGCCACCAAACCATCCAGCTCCTCGCGCGGCACAGCGGGGAACCGCTCAGACAACTCGCCCTTCGCAAAATTCAAAGCAGCATCCATAGCACGCAAAAGCACACCCTGCTGAAACTCCGACAAACGCAAAACATCAGCATCCAACCCAGCCTGCTGAACATCCAAACGCTTACCAATAACCTCCAAAGTCTTAAGAAGAAGACGCGCAGAATCCAAATCACCCAAACGAGTAGCCGAATCCCTCAACGAATCCTTAAGGGCCATCAACTCAAACAGCAACAATTGACGCTGCTCAACCTCAGACCACACATCACGACGACGCATCAACTCCTTCACATGCGCAACAGCACGCTCCGCAGCAATACCAGTACGCAACTCCATCTCCTCCCCCGAACAACCCGAAGCAGCCAACGAAATCAACGTCTCATCAAGAAGCGAAACACCACTAGCCATTACGATCCAACCTCTCCAACAACTCAGCCACCGTAGCCTCCAAAACTACATGCCGATCCAACAACTCCAACAACAAACCAAACACATCCCCCAAGCCAACCTCAGAAGACACAGACTCAACAACCGGCTCAACCGGATCAACCAAACTACGCGACACGCCCAAAAACCTCCCAGAATGCGCGGAAAATTTTTCCACAACACAAAACAATAATAACAGACACACCCAAAATTTCTTTAAAATAGGCTGAAATGAATGCGGTGTAAGCCCCCTACCTTTTTATATATAAATCTCTAATAAAAATATCTCTTTCATTATTCCGGCGACATAAAAAAACCCTAGCCGGCATGGGGGATACCGACTAGGGCAGCTTTTTACTTGAATCCGAGTGCTTTGATTTTCTTGATGTCTGGACCGATAATGAAACTTACTGCTACTGATACTGCGATGATGATTCCGCTGTTGTATGAGTCTTCGAGTGTTGCTACTGAGTCGAAGTCTGGGAAGATGAGCATGGTGGTTAGTGTTGCGAACACGTTTGCTCCTGCGATGAATGGGATTGCGATTACTGCGGCGATGATGCGTCTGATTACGTACTTCATGTTCTTACCTTTCTCTTGAAACCGACGATTTGGTTTCCAAAAGAAACCTAAATCGAGGTTTCTTTCAGTTCGTACTGTTCTTTGACGTTGTTGGTGAGTTGTACCATCACGTCTACGCATGCACTGCACTTGCAGAAGTAGAGGACTGTCTTGCCGCGTTCACAGTATGTTGCGATTACCTCTGCGAAGTCGTTTGCTAGGTAGTACTTGATTTGGTTCGACATCATGCCGTCGATTGCACTCTTTTTGAGTACTTTTGCGAGGATTTCTGCCCTCATGTGTTTCTCCTTTGTTTGTGGGGATGGGCCTTTCGACCCACCCCCGTGTTTCTTCTTCGCTTATGCGTCGAAGGTGATGATGTAGTTCTGTGATTGACCTGGGATGTCGCGTCGGTCTTGGAGTCCGACTCGTGCGGTGACTACTTTGTCGATGAGGTCTTTGGTGTCGAACGTTTCCGTTCCGAGGTCGAGTGCTGCGAAGAACTTTCCGGTTGACATGCTCAACCACTTCACAACGTTGTCTGGGGTCTTTGAGTTGGTTGCCCACATTGGCAGCTGCTTCCACACCCAGCGGAATCCCTTGACTTCGAATGCAACGTTCAGGACTGGCTTGCCGGCGTACTCTCCACCTTTGATGGTGGTCATCTCAACTGACTTGATGGTCATCTGGTGTGCACCTGGGTCGAGTAATGGCAGGTCGATTTCGGTCTTGGTGTTGGTGAGTGCGAACTTTGGGATTGATACTTTGGACATGATGTTTCTCCTTTTTACTTGAATGGAAACCGAGGATTTGATTTCCATCGGAAAAGCAAATCGAGGTTTCTCGGCTTGTTTCTTATCCTAGTTGCCACTTGGGTTTTATGTAACTTTATAGATCTTGCGCCTCCTATATGTGTTGGATTTTTGTACGCGGGTTTTTGTTGCGTGGCAAATTTCCGTTTTTATTGCACATATAGGAGGTCGCATGACCTTTATAGTTGCCGGGCCTCTAGACGGCCTCCAGCTCGCTGTATGCGAGCAGTAGGGTAGATAGTATGTCTACCTCATTTGCGGCCTCCTGTAGCTGTCTGACGGCCGTTTTGAGGTAACTTTGGGATAGCTG